ACCAAAGCAAAACCAATATACATTTTCACAGCCAATACAACGCCGGTTACAAGGGAACGAGCGTTAAGACGTTCAGCGTGTTCGGCAACGGTAACGTAGACGTTTTGGGTACTACTTTATCCGTAGGCAATTCTACGGGGGGTAATCAATTCTTTAAAAGACCAAGTGCAAATTATATTTTTGCAGATCAGACAGGCGGCTATCTAGTTTTCGGAACTAACGGGTTAAGCACAAGCCTATCGAATGCGTCACTAACGCTTGATGCCTCTAAAAATGCAACGTTTGGAGGCACCATCAATAGCGGGGCTATCACCAGCAGTGGGATAGTTGATGCCCCCTATTTTATTGGAGGCTCAGGGGCATACAGAGTTAAGTTTTCGGTTTGGACTGGCACTACATACGGTATAGGCATGAAAACCGGCTTTACCTACGGTGGTCTCGGAAATCAATACGCAATGTGCTTTCAGATGAATTCTACCGCTACTCGTGGTTGGTGGTGGGGCAATAATATCCAAACAGATGCCCAAGGCGCGATGGCGCTTACAACAGAGGGCAAGATGACAGTAAGCCACTCAATGCGGCTTGGATATGGCGCCAATGACACCACAACCCCCGGAGCGACTCATGCTTTAGATGTCAGCGGGTCTATCTATGCTTCGAGTGATATTTATGCGGATGGCGGAAACCTAATCATAGGCGATGACGCATTTAGTAATGATGGCAACTATGTTGGCCTTAAAACCTCGGCAATGACTGGTGCTTACGACTACATGATTATTTCTGCGCCGAACGACGGCAATACCTATATAAGCGCTAAAAATGGCAACTCTGTTTATATTCGCGGCGGCGGTAACTTGGCTTCCAACGAAATACGAGTTCCTGACAGCACGTTTATTCAGGTAGATACAAACAACTTTAATGTTGAAGGAAACATTACTGCGTTTCACTCTTCAGATGAATCGCTAAAAGAAAACATACGCGTCATTGATAGCCCCATTGAGAAAATTAAACAGATACGAGGCGTCTATTTTGATTGGACTGACGACTACATCAAACAACAGTCAGGCGATGGTCAGATTGACATTCGTAAATCCGACATAGGTGTTATAGCGCAAGACGTACAGCCCGTACTAGATGAGGTTGTCACTACCCGCAAAGATGGGACGATGGCCGTCAGATATGAAAAAATGATCGCGCTTTGTATTGAGGCGATCAAAGACCAGCAAGACCAAATCGATTTACTTAAAGATATCATTGAGGATATGAAAAATGGCAATAACTAACACGCGAACAGTTCAACGATGCGAAGTTTACCCACCGATGAGTGCTGACGATCATCCGACTGTGATGGTCGTTTACACGCACACTTTCGACGACACAGATGACGCAGAGCTTCCAGTCACCACAGACAAGGTTGTTCACTTAACGCGGTACGTTGTGACTATGGATGAAGATGGTACAGAAACTTCTACGGCTACAGACATGACCAGTCACGACCAGGTGGTTCAAGACATTGCGGCGGCTGTTTGGAGCTAATTCATGGCTAACCATACTGTTAGTATATTTGCGGATGCGGAAAACTCTGAAATTTCCGTATTGAACGGAGGCAGCAGCGGTAGTCCCATCCTTTTACAGGTTGGGGATACGTTGACTGTGCAGCACACGTTCGGCTCAAATGTATCTGGCAGTATTCCCGTCCAGTACTGGGACGCAACGCACTGGACCAGCGCTAGTACTGTATATATTGCGAGAGGTTCATCAGCAGTAAAGACGGTCAAGACTGGTGCAACGCTAAACACCACTGACACAATAAGCGCAACGCAGACCGGCTACACGACCGGCTTAATTTACGTCAAGATCGTAAGCAGTGTTGATACTACACCGAACGATTTTGCTGGGTCGCTTTCGGGTGTTACAGGCGCGGTGCCTGGTCAAGAGTACCTATTAGGAAACTTTGGCATAGGAGGTATAAACACCAGCGTAACTATGAGCGTCAGTGGTACAGCCGCCCCAGAAAGCCGTATAGGAACGCAGGGCACTAAAAGCGCCAGCTCCAAAACGGTCAACAACGGCACAACCGTGTACATCTGGGGAACAGCACCATCAACCTATAACAGCTCATCTACGGCGTCGGTCACCATAGGCAGTATGACTCGGTCTGTGACACTTACCACCCCGGCTGATCCCGCCACAGGAACGCGCATACCGTTCACACCATCAAGCGGAACAGTAAGCCTAGATGATGTACGGAGCTTTTTTGGACCTAAAACCGGCAGTGCTTCTATGTCCAACTACTATCGGGGAGGCTCCTATGTCATCGGCACAACAACAGGTAGCCCAAACAACTCCGGTGTCCCGGCCTCGGGAACTATCCAGCTCGACGACTTCTACAACTCGTTTACCACTATGTATTTTTCTACACCACCAAGTAACAAAAGCGAGTTTATAGTTACTACAAGCTCGTCCGGTACGGCTAACTTTAACTGGAATCGCACTGCGGATTGGGAAGTAGGGTTTGGGCCTGACATGGAGGACGGCGTCGATTACCGAATCACACACACCACAACTCAATACTCTGGGTACGCAGGAAGCATAGCTACCTACAGTTTAAGCTTCGGCGGGGTCACTAGAGACCTAAAGGTGGCTTCAAACCAAAGCGCACACACGTTCGCCTATGTGGCTAACAACGCAAACGCTATAAGCGTGACAGTGACCGCAAACGCCTCCACCGAGTACTTTATAATCGGCAAGATAGACTTGCAGATAAGGCACAAAGAACAAACGTCGTACACAGCAACTGAGACCTTTTACTACTACGTGACAATCTATGGCCCGTAAACTATAGTGATCAGCTATATACAGTAACCTTATAAGGAGGGGATTATGTCGGATCAACAAGAGATAACCGCAGAGCAGTACATGATCAATCAAACGATTGATAACTTAGCAAAAGCTAATGCTAACCAGGCGTTGCAAATAGCAAACCTACAAGCGCAACTTGCACTAATAGAAGCGCAAAGTAAGCAACGGGCCAAAGAGGAGGAGCCGATTCCTGGTGAAGATCCAATACAGCCCGACCTAGAGATGCCGGACATCGAACACTAACCAAGAGCCCCGAAAGGGGCTTTTTTCATTCTGTAGGAGAAATAATGGCTACTTATACATTTCAGAACGGCGACGGTCCGTACCAGTTGTTTCCAACGAGCATAGAACCTGAGTCTATTGAGATCCGACACCCCAGGCGCACGTTATCCGCCGACGCTCGTAGTATGCGGCGACAAACACGTTCAGTCGGTGGTGTACGGATTGAGGCGACGTTTAAGTTTCCTCCAATGCACAAAGACGAGTACGGCACTTTTGCTGCGTTCTTTCGGCTTATAGACGGTCGGCATACAGTTTTCGCTATGCGTTGGCCTCTGTTACGTGACGACAGCAGTTACACAAACAATAGTTTAAAAATCGGTGAGTATTACAACCGCAACAGCAGCACATTAAATAATCAGTTGATGCAGTATGTGGGCCTTAGCGGCGTAACGCCTATCACCGATCCCCCCGCGAGAGACGCTGGCACAGTGTCACTAAACGCTCCGAATCTTTACCTTCCCACTCTCAAATGCTCACTTAACACTGACACTCCGACGATTGAATACGGATCGGACGGCTTCATTCGCTACAGCATGGACATAATCGAACGATGGTAAAATTCAAACAGATTGCAATAGAACAGTTAAAACACGACGAGGGTATACGCTTATTTCCCTACCAATGTAGCGCTGACAAGCTGACCATTGGCTATGGGCGCAACTTAGAAGACAACGGTATTTCTGAGTACGAAGCAGAACAGATGCTATTAGCGGACACTCAAGTGGCAGCAGAGGACGCTAAGAAGTTTGTAGGGAACGACACCTGGGTCAAATTAAGTGACGTAAGAAAAGCTTGCTTGGTAAATATGGCCTTTAACCTAGGTCTACCTACGTTAAAGACGTTCCAAATGCTTAAAACTGCACTACAAACCGGGGACATGACTGAGGCCAGCGCGCAGATGCTCGATAGCAAGTGGGCTAGTCAGGTTGGTCAAAGAGCACATAGATTAGCGGCGCTTATGTTGGAGGGCTAACATGGTATTAGAACTAGCGGCTGTCATCAGTGGTGTAAACACAGCAGCATCAGCGATCAAAAAATGCGCCGAGGTCGGTCAGGATTTGAGTACCGTTGGCAACATGATCCAAAAGCTCGGTGAATCAGAAGTAAAAATAGCTAAGCTACAAAACTCCGGTAAGCTGAACCAAGCGGATGCTATCCAAGCAACATTAGCAAAAAAACAAATTCAAGATCACATGCAGCAGATTAAAGACCTATTTATAGTGTCTGGAAACGGACATCTATGGGTTGAGATGATGCAAGATCTAGCTACTGCCCGTAAAGCGGAACAAGCCAAGGCGGCGGCAGAGCTACAACGAAAAAAAAAACTAAAGAAAGACGTCATCGAAATTGCGGCCGTAACTCTTTTTACATTGCTTTGCATCCCTTTCGTTCTTTTCACAATGCTTACCTTTTTACGTTAGCTTTGAACTATAGTATATTCCTATATATGAGGTTCATATAACGCAGGAGGAATGCTATGAGCACTTTAAGCAGATACGCACGACGTCTACGAAATCATGATTGGTTCTATGATTTTTCAGACGATCACAGGGCTTACACACTAGGCCGTGACAACTGGAAGGCTATCCAGCAAGACAAGGCGCAACTCAACAAGATGGGCGAGAAAGTAGCTAACGTAGCAGACGCTCTTTTTATCAAATACAAACCAAAAGAACTTTAAAATGAAAGCTATCGAAGCGCTAAAGCTGTTAGAGGAAAGGGCTGGAGGACCACTGAAGTGTTCTCGGTTGTTGTCTGTAGATTACACAGGAAGCTATGCGGCTTGGAAGTCAGGAAGAAAACCAATTCCTCGATACATCCATGCCTCTATTGCCGCACACCTTGATGTGTTGGAGCGGGAAACCGGGTTCGAACCGGCGACCTATACCTTGGCAAGGTATCGCTCTACCAACTGAGCTATTCCCGCAGTGTTTCACTGTACTTTCACACCTCTGCCTTGTAAGTGTGTACCCCTTGTGTACCGTACAAACCAGGCCGTTTTATTTCAATCACGCCCCGATATAGCTACGTCTGCGGGTAGCTTGTGTACCTGCTACCTTGGCAAGGTAGTAAGTACAACCTTGTCTATACCGTAACACTGTAGTCCACGTCGAAGAATTTTCGATCATGCCCTACTAGATATAACTCCGTAGTTGACTCGTCAGTGTGAGCCATTATTTTGCTAATTGTCTCACCAGGTGCGCCCATGTTCTCAAGGTTAGCAGCAGCCAACGAGCGTATCTCATGAAACGTCGGGTGGTCATCGGAGCGCATAAGCTCACGCATACACTCTGTAAACTGTTTACTGAGCATGTCAGGCGTCATTTGGCACGCGTGCTCTTTAGTCTTACCTAGGCGGTTAGCGCCGAAATGACTCAGTACGAAAGGACAGTCGCGATTCATCATCGCCTGACGTCTGCACTCTTTGAGCTCTTGTAGCAAATCTGGGTGCTTTTGTAAGTCCCACCTAAGCCTAGTCGCTTGCACTTCCCCGCGTGACGCTATGCTTTTACTCACTGTCACATACAGTGCGCCATCCTTAATACTATCCCACCTCATTTGCGCCAGATCGCCACGCCTAAGTGTAGTGAGTAACGACAGTCTACAAGCCTGTACTAGTCCGTCGTACCCGCGATCAGCAGCAACACGCAACAACCCATCAAACATACCCCGAGTCAGTCGTTGACGTTTCTTTTTTGGTAACGCTTTTTTGTCTAACAACCCTATTGGATTTGCAGGTAAAACGATGAGCTGAGCCAGCATGCACCACTTTATGAAGCGGTTGAGTTCTGGTCGCAAATTATCCTGCTGGTGCCTGGTTAAGCCATCCCAGTAATCTAAAAAATGAGTCATGGTTACAGCGGACGGTTTACACTTACTTTCAAACGCGTTGGCAAACCTACGCAGTACATAACGACTGCCTTGCCACTTCGCCTTCTGAGCTAGACTAGGTGATCCTGTTTCTCTACGGTGGATGTGCCGGTCTACTAGCTCCAGCCATTCACCAGGCGGTGCTTCAAACTGTGACACAGCGGCTTCAGCAGCAAAGACAGCTTGTGTCTCACTAGCCGCTGTTATCGTCTTGTAGCTACCGTTAGGTAATTTGACCCGCCACTTATTAGGCCGACCTTTTGGATCTGAGTAGATCTTCATAGCAAGTCGCGATTGGAGTTCTTCCCGTAGATCGCTTTAAAGTAGTCGTCTGTTTCGTAGAACCGGACGCACTCTTTAGCAAAAGCTTGGGTGTCTACACCGAGCACTCGAGCCCATAGCTCGGTATCGTCGGGTGGTATTCGTACTCGACCGTTCTCAATTTGAGAGACCATTGTGAAGTACTTCTGACCCACTAGCCTAGCTAGATCGTGTTGTGTTAGTTGTGCGGCCTGTCGAAGTGACTGTAGTACTCGACCAAACTCGACACGTTTTCCTAAATCTGCTCTTGCGTTTTTAGGACGCTTATCTGCATTCATGACAGATCTCTCTCCCTTTTAGTTCAAGCGCCAAACGTACCACCACCGACGTTGCCGCTATTGTCGCAGTTGCCACTTTGGCATATATCTATCTGTAATGTCTATACCCAATGCGTTTATAAGTGTTGTTGCTGTAGTGCCTAGTTTTATGACACCAGCGTCTACAGTATGAGGGCCCCCTACAGCATCAATAGCTACAGTGAGTCGTTGCAATTATATATAGGTCATGTTTACATATTAGAGAGGGCATAAAATAGCGGGTGAACACAATAAAGGGATGGCGGTACTATGAGCGATAGCAGTGATTTTGAACTCCTAGAGGTACTTTGGGAGCACCGGATGGTTACAGATGCAAAAGACCATTACCTAAAAGCAATTAACAACAAACAACTGAATGAAACTAAGCTTGGCGAGCAGTTGCTGCAAGAAATAGCACCAGAGGTCCAGCAGCACATAGCCGTAAGGCAGCGCCAAGCCGAAGACAACATCATCAACAATGAAACAGGTAAGAGAAACCTTGCCTGGAAGTATTTGATTGGCTTGGCAGATAGCCAAGAGCTGTCATTCGCGGTCACACAAAATTTGATGTCGACCCTAGCAACTACCAAACCGCCTACTTACCAGCATGTTTGCCTCGAGTTAGGTGAGACAGTTATTCGTGAGATACGATTTCAAAAGTGGCGTGACTCAGAGCCTACTTATAGTAGTCACTTCTTACGTCGAAACTCACAAGCTTTAGCGAGTAAGGCCCAGCACCTCCGCTTCGCTCGTAAGCTGGAGAAGAAAATTGAAGGATTTTTAGATAGCGAAGAGTATGACGTCACTCGTGATGCCATGTTCGGAACGGGTGCTGTGGTCATGGATTGCATACGCCGAGCGCACCCTGACATGCTTACCTTCACAGCTACCGGCCCACGAGGGAAGATAAGAGCTCAGACCGTCTACTATTCAGATGACTTTCTATCAGACGTAAGCCGCCTACATGCGATTGCGTCGATAAGCCAGCCTATTAAAAGGCCTATGCTCGTTCCCCCGCGCTCATGGAAGTTTAATGAGGACGGGCGTATAGAGGGCGGCTACTACTTACTAAACCAAAAGGTCTACCGTACTGACTGGCACCCGCATAAGTTCTTACCATCGCAAGCCGCACTCGACTCGTTGAACGCTATACAGAAAACACCCTGGCGTATTAACAAAGACGTCTATGAATTTTTATGTCGTGTTCCTTACATCGGGCCGCAGATGCCACATCAGAAGCCAAAGAAACTAGCTCCCGAGCAATGGCAGAGCCTTGATGATGCTGACAAAAGAATTGTGCAACAACAGTTCAACGATGATCTCGCCAAGTACGTATCACAAACGTCTAAGGCCATGACCTTCGAGCGTCAAATCCTACAAGCTCAAATGCTTTACGGGAAGTCGGCTTTTTGGCAACCACACAGCTTTGACTTCCGTGGTCGTCTCTATCCGGCCAATCAAATGCTTACTAGCCAGGGCGATCACGTCGCTAAGGCGCTCATCGAGTTTAGCAACGGCAAGCCTATTGGCGTCGAAGGCCTCGAGGCCCTCAAGCTACAGGTCGCAAACACGTATGGCTTCGACAAACTTAACATCGAGGAGCGCATACAAAAGGTTGAAGGCATGAAGGCCGACATCCAATCAATGCTGGTTGATGACTCAAAAGCCAAGGATCTAGTGCGCGCCGCCGACGAGCCAATGGCGTTTTATGCGGCGGCAATAGATCTAGCGCGTGCCTGGGACAACCCCAACCACATATCACATCTACCTATCGCAGTAGATGGCACATGTAACGGGTTACAGATACTGTCTCTTTTGGGAAAGGATCAAGTGGGGGCGTCGAAAACGAACTGCACCGCCTCCACGGAACGCAAAGACCTATATCTGGAAGTTGGTCTAGCAGTTCGGACGATAATAGAGAACATTATTGTGAAGG